ATTTCATGAGTTTCCTCCTTACATAATTGTTGTTTTAATAATATAATTTCTTCTTGAAGTTTCTTGTTGTCTGATTTTAATTGCTCAATTTCACGTTCATGTTCAGTTATTTTGATTTCATGTTCCTTTGTGATTGCTAAATGAGTAGGGACCACAATTTGCAAACACCATGAAGTTGGGAGACCATCTTTATCATGTTCTACTGCCATAGGGAATGTTTTTTCAAGATCTTCAAGAATAAAGCCATATCGGTCTTTTTTAGATTCTGATATTTCGTCCAGAGAATACATTTCTGGATTATATCTAAATGAGTAAATTCGAGAGTTTAATAGAGATTTTGCATCGTCATAAGTTATTTCTTTGATATGATTTTTTATACTCATAGAAGATGAGGATGCTACATATTTTCTCATAATTCCATCTTTATTAACATATACTGAATTACCACTAGAGATAGAAGAGTTCCATGCGCCCAGAGATTTTATGCTACCTGCAAGATATAAATTTTGAAACATATTACTAGCAGAACCTAGATAAGGAGCTTGTGAAGCAGCTGCATATTCACATATACCCAATGTATGCCATCCAGCAATTTCATCATATGCATATGGTTCTATTCTGTCCGAATTCACATGGAGCGCAAGTTCTTTTCCTGTTTGAATTTGATTATGAGAATGACAGTCTTTTATGGCATTTTTTATATTATTATCCATAGTGATAGCTCCGGATAAACTTATTTTATTTAAAACCTGCAACTCAGTACATTGAATTTTATTATCGGTAATATCTAAATTTCCATGTACATAAATAGTGTCATCTTTATCTTTAAATTTTAAATAAGCGTTTGTTGGATCAACCGTTCCAACAATTTTCCCCATTAAGCCTATATATAGTCCATCTTCAAAATCTATACCGGAATTTTGGTTATACCAAATGATATCTTGATATTCTTCTGAACTCTTATTATATATAGAATATCGTTCTTTTGCTTTAATATAATCAGAATACACTAATTCGGAAGTTAATTTCTTGATAACACCTTCATCAGCATCTAGTAATTGGGTTACGATTTTATTCGCGGTAATATCACCCGAATTACCAGTGATCATGTTTGTTGTTTTAGTGGAAAATACTGGGTTTGAGAATAATCTTTGGATAACATCAGAGCTGATTACATAACTAGAAGCATCAGATACTTTATTTACCCCTTGTACAGTACCTCCATCATGAGAAGATTTATTAATTGCCGCATCTAATATCTTATTAAAATCATTGCGTTTCGTTTTATATGTAGTAGGGCTTGTGAAAGTAAGTTCCATAGATTCGTCCATATCGCATGGATTATAAGATATTTCCGTCACACGTAATTTTACGTATTCATCATCCATCACTTCAAGATATATAAAATCATTGATACTTAGCTGATCATGATATTCTTTAAATTCCGGAAGTGCATAAATATTTTCCACTTCATCGGAGTATTCGTATTGTGGATGTGATTCTGCATACAATTCATCTATAGCATCATCATATAATTCTTTGCATTTATCTACAGCAGATTCTGTAGTCGTGAGAGAAGTAGTAATGATATTTTCATTTGTATAAGTCGCTTGACGAGTTAATGTTTTAAGAATCAATAATTCTTCAGCAGTAAATTTAGGATAACTATGATTATGATTACAATCTGCATATTTTGTATTAAAGTCAGATCCATAATTATTCCATAATATAGCCTCGCCAAATTTCACACGTTTCGCTTGAATATTATCTTGAGGAGTCTTTACTTTGTTATATTCGGCTTGCCTTTCTCTTAAAGCTGCTTCCGCCTGGACTTTCAGTTTCTTATAATCATCATATGTCCTATACATCTGATTCGCATAATCCTGTTCATAACCAGAACCTGTTTGATAAGGCTTGTTTAAACCGCCCTTTTCTAATTCTTCTATACAATTTTTATAAGTTTCAATTTTAGTTTCCAGCTCGTCAATTCCATATAATTTCCAATCAGTTTCATAAGATTTCATAGTATCTTCAGATTGAATAAAATATCCAAATTTAGTAGCGGAGTCTCCTAATTCAAGCTGCATTCCACAAAACGTACATGTGTTTGTGCTTTGAAAACATACATCTATCAAATGATTTTTTGATGAAAATGTATACGACACTAAATTCCAATTATTACTTTGTTGAAGAGTGGATGGTTTTGTAGTAAAATCAGAATTGTCTCCGTTCGCTCTATATCCAAGATAAAATGTACATGCTGCATCTGCTTTTACGAAACAACTAAGTGTATATTTAGTGTCCGGTGTGATACTTATTTTCTTCTGTAATAGGCCAAATGTTCCGTCTCCCTTTTTGACTAGACTGATCCCCCTATTAATACCATAAGATGGTGCTCCACTAGGAGTCTTGGTTGGATCATAAGTTAATTGTGTTGTGTTAATGTCGGCAAGATTTATGCCAATTGGGACCCAATATTTATCCATAACGACAGGATTAACATTTTGTAAGAGATTACCATTTCCATAAGATTTGAAATTTAGATTATTACCAATTTTATCACTGGCTGTTTTTTTATCACTATCATCTTTTGCCTGGATAGCAGCAACGATGGCAGGTATGGTATAGTTCATAATTGATTCATATAATGGCCAATCAGAGCTATCCTTTAATGCCTGAAAATCTGTGTTTCCATTGCTATTTACATATAGAGCTTCTAATCCTTTGATAATTGCAACATTATCATTATAGGCTGTTATTAGATCATCAATTTTTGACCCGAACCAATCATTTTGTGCCGTATCTACTGGAACACGATTTTTTAATTCGCTTAATACTTCATTTTGTTTATTGTAATTCTTAGACAACTCCATATAAGCTTTTATGTTATTTTCATTATATCTATAACTTGCCCATTCCTTATATTTTTTTGCTAAAGTATCATTCATATATGGTTCTCTAGCAAAATATGAGAGGTCTGTCAAGATAGAGCTTCCATAATTCGCCTGATCTATTCCATAATCGTCCAAACCATCAACATAAAATTGAGTAATCATACTATCGTTACGCGACATAGAAACTTTGTTTTGAATATTTCTAAATCCAATAATGATATCTGTATCCTTACCGAAATCAGCAATATCATGAACATTTATAAGCAAGTTTTCTGTATCAAATTCAAATACACAATCATAAGCAGTAGCAGCTTCCTGCGTTAGAAAAGAAAATACAGATTTATCATCTACTTCAAAGTTGCATATTCTATTTGGCAAAATTTTTGATGCATTTTCTGAATTATTTTTATTAGCGTCAGAAGCCTCTTTTAAATGGTCTACAGTACCAATTCTCCATCCTGGTACATCTGCGTGTTGTAATACAAGGTCAAGAAAACTTAATTCTTTACAATTAGGATCATATAATTTTACACTATAATAATTTCCAGAATCATAATTATTGATAAAATCTTCATCATTTGCACGATCTGGATATTTTTTAATAGCCTCAGCTTTGTCTAACTTTCTTTTATATACAAGATTATAAGAACTATTATCATCGTTATTGATATTAAAATTTTTCAAAGTATACTGTGATAATCCAATCTCGTAAGACTCTGCTGTAACATCTTTTGTACATTGGTAGCTATCATTATCCATAGTAGGAGGATCTACAATTTTAAACCATATACCGGAACAATACAATTCCATCATTTCATCTACATCGTCAAACTCAGGAATCACTTCTCCATTTACGTATTTATTTATAGTGAACGTTAGCTTGGCAGTATCATTGGTTTTTATTGCAATATTTACAGTAGATGTGTCTACTCCATTGAGAGCAGCATATAATCGTTTGCCAGGTTTCGCTAAATAAATTACGGCAGGCTCAGTTCTATTATATATATCATATTTGTGTGATAATGTCGTCATACAAATACACCTACCTTTTTAGGCTCACGATAAATAAATTTAATATTCGCACTTCCACTTAATGAAAATGTATTTGAACCATAACATAATCGAGGCCAATACATATTTGGAGTAAGACCAAAATTGGAAAGCGGAATTATAGTTTTGTTTTTATTATTATCTTCTTTATATATCCTAAACTTACTACAATCAATGTAAAAAGGATTGTTCTTCGTTACATTTAATAGAGTAAGGGTTTTATTATTATCAGATTTGTTGCATATATTTATTTTCCCATTTTCAACTGGTTTGATATATATAAGCGGATAGATATATTCACTTGTACAGTCTGTGCTATTAAAGAATGAATAATTTTGGTTTTCTCCTCTTATTTCATAACTATTGACAATTTCAGAAGAGTAGCCATATGGACTATCGCATGTAAATGTAAAGGTAATAGAACAGGGCATACCAATATTTTCTGTCTCTGCAGATGTTACTGTGACAAAATATTCAATATCTTCCTTAAAGTATTCGTCATTACAAAACTTAAATACCATTGGAATTTGTGGAGAGGTAAGCCATGCATTTAATTTACTTATATCATTAGATGAGAAGCATCCCGTTTCATTCGATATGCTGAATATATTATGATCAACATCTCTATGATAAGTATTTGAAAAATTTAAATATTTCTCAGTTCTCCCGTTTCTTTCTCCAGTAATAATGGACGGAATAAGATCTCCATGATCAAACAATAATATTCTTTTTATTATATCTGCTCCATTACTATTTGTCCCTACTTTGACAGTCTGAGTCGAAGTATCCACATGTATTATTTGGCATGGATTTTTAATCAATGTGATTTTAAAAGAATAATTATCGTCATATGTCATGCCAAAATGATTTTCACGAGGTCGATATTTATTTTTCTGTCCTAAGATAGGAGAGCGCGAGATTAGATTGTCATTTTCTTCTACTCTTGATATAATAACTCCAAACTCACTTGATTTATGGCCATTAAATTCAAATTCTAACATTTTCTCACCTCTCTTTTTAACACATGATGCGTAACAGAATATATCTATTACGCATCATAATGATTATCTAAATTTTTTAAATTCTTTTGCAAGTTGCTTATCGTGATTATCAAGTTCTCCTCGAATAACACTTTTTAGCTCATTTGCTTTACTTAGATCCATTCCAGTAATATTAATATTATATTCTGGATTAAATATGGTTTGTTGTTTTGTCGCAGTACTGTTTATATTTGGAGTACTCATTTTCTGATACATATCTGTAAATGCGTTCATGGCAGCCACAGTTGGTTTTAACATATTAGTAAATTCCTCTGTAAGTACAGTTTCGCCTTGTCGAGCCGAAATAAGACCTGTATCACCATTTCTCATGATCGCATCTCCCAGAAGTGTTCCCATACTTGCCGGGATTAACTCGCGAATAATTCCTCCATTGGCAAAGCCATAACTCTGAAGTTTCTTTACCAGAGCATTCTTTTGAGCAGAAGACCATTTAGATATATTCTTATAATCTTTATATCCTAATATAGAAGCAGCTGTTTGAATATTGGCAATTGTTGCCTTTTTGCCTTTTTGAGCAATATGCTTGATTACAGGGTCCGCAATCTTAGATGCATCACCTTTAAAAGCAGGAAGAGCTGTGAACCATTTGGATAATTTTGTCTTTAGGTCAGATTTCTTTATTTCCTGTTCTGCTGCATTCCATTTTTTCTGTAGTATATAGGATTTCACAAAATCTTTAGTGCTTGAATTAGACTCACCTTTTGTAGCATTTAAAATCTTGGTAACATCATTAGTATGTAATGAATATCCCATTGATTTTGCTACATTCTTAGCAGTTGCGGTTTTCTGTGCTCCGTCTTTTGTTACTTTTACAGTAATTTTTGCAGATTTACATCCGGCTCCATGACCTTTGACGGTAATAGTAGTTGAACCAACTTTTAATCCCTTTAATGAGAGAGAAGTCTTGCCTTTTACTATAGACACAATGCCTTTATTAGATTCTTCATATGTGAATGTCTTATATGTAGCATTTGATGGTACGAAACCAATTTTCACAAACGCGCCTCTGCCTACACCCATGGTGATAGATGATGGACTTGCAGTGACTTTTTGGAGCAGTTGTTTTCCGACACCATTTTCGTCAGAAGCACCATTAGATGTTCCCATATCTTTTGCAGTATTTTTAATTTCTGTGTTGGTTTTGCCATTCTCTCGACCAGTAGAACCCGGAGCTTTATTATCAAAAGCATTTGTTCCACCAATATTAGCCTTGGCTTTACTTGTAATAGTAACAGTAAAATTGCCTTTGCCATTTTTAATATTCGTAAGAAGTTTGTTGAACTCAGTAGAAATCTGAGCACCGGAATCTTTTACAATATCTGTGATATTGGAATATACGTCCTTATAATTCTTTTGAACTTCTTTGAGCATATTACTGATAACAGATTTCTGCATATCAGTATTGGTCTTTATAGCCTGAGTAGCAGAATCAAGAGCTTTATCCGCCTGATCAGCAAGATTGTCATATCCTTTTGATTCCATATCGATCTTATGATCATATTTGGTATCATTAAGATCATCTTGTTTATCTGCTAAATCTGCCTTAAGCTGCTCTAATTTAGCTTTGGCAACAGCATTTGTCGTACCTTCAAGAGCTGCAATCTGTGCTTTAATTGCATTGATATCTTTGGTTTTACTCTTGATAGTCTTATCAAAATCATAATAATCTTTCTTGGCATCAAGAGCTTCTTTCCGTTTGGAAATATTATCTTGTAGATACTCATTCTCTTTTGTAATTTGATCAATATATGTGCTAATCAAATTCTGTTGACTTGAATTGATATCTTTTGCAGCCTGATTAATATTAGAAACAATTGATTCACTTTGAGAAATAAAATCCTCTTCGGTAATATAATGATTATTGTATGCCTTTTGAAGCTCTGCCAGTTCTTGTTTCCAATCAGCGATCTTTCTCTGATTAGCCTGTATTGACTGATTTTCTAAAGCAATATTTGTAAGACCATTGGTAGTAAATGATCCGTCATCAGACAAGAATGTGTCTGAATCCATCATACCCTGAATGTTTTCACAATCAGTTACAATATGATCAAGCTTTTTGATTGCTTTGTCATATTGATCTGTGCGTAATTTCGCCAGCTCTTGACGTAACTCAGCTGTATTCTTTGCTGTGTTTAAAATGTCTTGACTTAATTGAGCAAATTCTTTAGCCTTACTCTGATAGTCTTCAGAGCCAGGAGATAGGTTAAGCATCTGTCGTTGCACTTCAGCTCTTTTAGCATATAAAGCATTGATACTTTTCTCGTTGGTTTTGATACCTTCTTTGATATCATTTTGTGTAACTCCAGAAGTACCTTTATAATGTGTGGCATCTTTCCAGTCACGATAACTTGATTGCTTACTAGATGCACGGTCATATTTATCAATAACATTTTGAAGATCAGTTAATTTAATCTCATTTAATTTATTGGTAAATTCCTGGACGGATTTCTTGCCTTCTTGATACTCTTTATTTAAATCAATAAGATTTGCTTGAGTCTGCTTATAAATAGTAGACTGAGTACCATATTCTTTGCCAAGATTTCTTAACTCTGTTTGATACTTTTTAATCTCTACGGCAGTCAAAGAATTTTGCTTAATCTGATTTGCTCTTTGCAGTTTGATATCATTAGCATAAGCAGATCTGGAAGTTTGAGACTGTCCTAATGCTTCACGATAATCCATTCGTGCACTAATAACATCATTGTTGTTAGAATAAATACTTTTTAATGCATCATAACGATCAGTAATATTACTGAATTTTTGGTTCCAAAGATCCGCTTCTTTAGATTTTAGATCCTCAATAGAAGATTCAACACTATGAACTTTGTCGTACCATGTTTGATATGCTTCAATTTTAGATTTTGTATCTTCATCGTAAATTTCAATATCCTGGATTTTACCTTCCTGAACTAATTTACGTAGATCTTGAGAAAGACCGATCTTATCTCCATAAGCTTCGGCTTGCCAAGCATAATAATCGCGTTGCTTCTGATAATTTGGAACCTCCTGTTGTATTGTACTAATAGAATCAGATAGTTTACGATTTTTAGTTTCAATACTGAATGGATTTTTACTATTTTTATTTCCTTGATAGTTTTCAGAGATAGCACTATTTAAATCAAGCTTATTGTCAATTTTAGTACTATATCTCTCAAACCAATCCACTGCATTTTTCCATGGGTCTTCCCACTTAGATGTATTATCTGCAGTCTCTCCGGAAGATTTAGCAATTGAATCCGTATTATCTGCGATTGCTTGAATAGCATTATTATTATTCTGAACATTATTCGAATTGTTATTTGAAGAAGTACTTGAAGGTGTTGTCCTTGTTGCAACTCCACCAAAAGCTCCTCCGCCATTAGCAGCAGAAGAACGAGCATAAGCATGTGCGAGAGAAGCAGTGCCTTCTGCATAAGCACGCGCATGTCCAGCTGTACGTCCATGTTCAAGAAGATCTTTTGTCTGAGAAGCAGAGAATACAATGTCTCCCTGTTTCAAATTCTCAAGATGTGCTCCGCCTGGAAGAAGTGACCATACACCGTTACGAACAATAGATTCTGTACCTACTTCATTTACAAGAGCTTGTTCATTATGTTTGAGAGCAACATTTCCTCCGGCATGAGCAGGAGAGAGTTGCTTCATATTTAAAACATTATAAGCTGTACCTGAAGCATGAGCAGGAGAGAGCATTGTACCTGTTGCAACTGGAACTGGTTGTGCTCCGGATGGTGCTCCTACTATTTGTGCGTGATATACTATAGTACCAGAAAGGGTAGGAGCTGATGTTGGGAAATCCCCAGTATAATGAGCTGTACCCCAAATATCAGGGGCTTTTGTTGGATGTTTTCCAAGGCCAAAATTAGCTTTTCCGCTTGCATCAGGAACTTTCTTTGGTGAGTGTCCTACTGTATAATCAGCCTTGCCTTTTACTGCATCTCCGTTTGTTATACCTGTGATGTTTCCCTTGACATTTACTGTTCCTGATGGATTACCTGTAACAGATGTAACATTACCCTTGACGTCGACTGTACCTGAAGGGTTTCCTGAGATTTTAGTGACGTTGCCTTTAACATCTATAGGCGTATTGGAAGCTACTCCATCAGTCTTTACTTCACCAACGGTAGCATTAATCTTTATTTGTTTTCCACTGGCATTAAGTTCGTCCGCCTTTTTATTGATTTGATCAAGTTGATCTTGATTTTCAACGTGACAATCGATTGTAACAGGAGTATTATCCGGAATAGATTCCATAGAAGATTCCAGATTGTCTACATCAGATTCACCCTCTACATCACATGTTACAGTAGTAGATACTCCTTGAGGAATAGAAGCAAGAGAATCTTGTAATTCTTCAACACCACCATTTGTAGAAACATCCGCATTGATAGTGATAGAACTTCCCTCAAGATTCTGTAAATTTTGAATATCATTTTCTGCATCGGATGTATCTGCTCCGACTTTTACTTTAAGATCCTTATCAGTTACTCCTAACAATTGATCTTCAAGCTTCTGTGGATCTAAATTTTTCAGATCTGTTTCTAATGGATTGCCATTTTTATCTGCAACTTTAGCATATGCTTCCATAGCATTATTTGCATTTTCCGTTGCAGCCTGCAGGTCATTTTCCATACCAAGATTGTATTTCTGTGTTTCCACATCCATTGCATTCTTGGCTGTCATATAATCCTGAGCGGCTTTCACTACTTCATCAGAAGATGTCGACTGACCTAAAGCAGAAGTTTGATATTCTGCCTGTTGTTGCTGCTTAATAGAAACATCATAAATCTGAGCTGTTTCTTTTGCACCAGAAGCACTATAGTCATAAGTAGGAATACCGTTTTCGTCTCTAATGACATTACCGTTCTTATCTCGCTTAAGATAAGTGTCCTCGATATCCTTTTTAACTTGATCAACCTGTTTCTGAATAGTATCCAGGTCTGTTGTGTTAAAATCAAAATTATATTGTTTTCCTGTTGTTTCTTCGAGAGTCTGCTCTGCAGTCTGAGCATCTGTCACGGTCTTTTCAAGCTCTGAATTATCAACTTTAGGAGATATGTCTAAAGTACCCATTGCCTCAAGAATAGGAACGAGCATATTAGTTTGATCGGCAGTGAGTCCTATAGATTCAGCAAAGCCCTGAATCTGATCTTCCATATCACGAAGACCTTGATCTTCAGATTCATATGCGCCATTACCAAAGATCATAGATTCCAGGTCAGAAAGATTATATTTCTTCATATTAGATACAAGATTGTTAAATCCTTCTGCGTTTTCTGATTGAGCTTGTTCTAATTTGGTAATAGTATCCGCTGCATTGAAATCTTCAGAATCTGTCCATTCTGTTTGTCCATTATGAAGCTGATCCTGGATATCCTTATATTTCTGTACGCTCTTTTCGCGAGCTTCACTTTGTAGGTTGTCAATTTGCTTATCAAGAGCTTTCTCATCAATATTAAGTTCCGGAGTCAACTCTATGTTATTATCTTTAGCAGTATCCTGGATATTTTTACGAAGTTTCTGAGCGAGATCTGTATCGCCAGATTTCATTGCTTCATCATAGGCTTCTTTTGAATCCTTGATAATCTGCTTTGCTTCTTTTAAATCCTGGACTTTTCTGTCTGTTTCACCATTAGCATAATCTGTTACTGCCTGATTTACACCACTAATTTTAGATTCAAGTTGATCAACAACATTTTCCTGATCCTGAATAGCCTGATCTGTGGCTCCATTTGCTTTCAGTTTTGACAGCTTATTTTTCTCTGTAATAAGGTCATCTGTCAGCTCGTCAATCTGTTGTTCTCCATCCTGGGTAGAAGTAACAAGATTATTCACAAAACCATAATCAGAAAGTCTTCCTAATATAGACTGGAATGATTCATAGCTCATTCCCATCTGATCAGCAGCGTCTTTGACATCATTAAATGAATAAGCCCATTGCTTTTGACCATTTGCAAGAGTCTCATATGTAGCGAGACCTTTCTTATTTAAATCCTCTAAGAATTTCTGTGGACCGGAAGAGTCATCGGTATAATACTTTTTGAGATGATTGTAATTCTCAATGAAGTTTTCCGGATCTTCAAATCCATTCTGTGAGAAGTAAGCAGCGCCTTTCTTAAATTCTTTTGTTCCTACAAGATTTTTATCATATAGATCCTTCAGATTTTCAAGATCGGATTTAGCAGTGGTATATTCATCCCCAGCATTTGCAGCGTTCTTGGCATTCTGCATCTTCTGGAAATCAGTAAATTGCTCCTGAGCCTCTTGATACCGTGCGAAATATTGATTTCTACGGTTTAATAACTCATCAAGAGCATCCTGTTCTGCAGCATAATCAGCAAGTGACTTATCACCGTTCTGATATGCTTTGAAAGTATCTTCGACAATTTTCTTCTGATCTTTTACTTTGTTCTCAAAATCAGAATTGACAAAATCATTCTGTTGCTCCATATAATCCTGGAGACGATCTGTATTAAGCTGTAAACCTTTTGCAGTTCTAGTATATAAGCTATCAATGTTAATATCACCGAGATCACTAAACTGTGTAGCTAGATTCTTTACACTATCTGTGGTTAATCCGGTATCACTCTGCATTTCGCTCATAGCAGTAGTGATAGCACTTGACAGATTTGTTATATCTGTAATAGGAAGATTCTTGATCGCATCGCCCCATTCAGCCTGAGAAGCCTTCATATTCTCTATAGACTGCTGTGCCGCATCAATATTATCCTGGTATTGTTTCCATTGCTCAGTGCTCTCTGCGTTAATATTGTTTTCTTTTAGTGTTTTCTGTAAGTTTTTATAATGTGCAATTTGCTCGTCATAGTTCTTGATTTGAGCATTGCCATTTTCAATTAATGCATCATAATCACTCTCGTTTATTTTCTGATTGAAAGCGGCCTTATTACTCATATCTGTCTGAGTATTAGAAGCATCTGCCTGAAGACGAGTCATTGATTTAGAGAGATTATCTAACTCTTTGGTATCTGCATTAATTTTTATTTGAACTTCTTGATCCTCAATCTTAGCTTCCCATTCTTCCATAGTGGCATCAGCCATAGAAGGATCCATAGAAAGCTGGACAATGGCTTGCATTGCAGTTTCATTGCCAGAATATTTTTCCATGAGAGAATCTACAAGATTTCCCTTATTTTTTATATCTATAGCATTTTTAGAATCTTTAGTTAATGCTCCAAAAGCTCTCGCTCTTACAGCCTTTTCGCTAAAGTCAAAATCGCTCATGTCCATCGTATCCATGATACTCTGAACATATTTATCCGCCTGTGCTAACTGCTTCGGGTCCGTAACATCCTTTACAGAATCCCTGATCTTACCAATGGCCTCAGCGCCTTTATTCATGGCAAGATCCTGAAGATTATCCTTCAAGTCACCACTGGCATTACTTAATTCCGGGAATTGCTGAATCAGATCTGCCATATCAGAATTCTGGAATGTACCGTTTGTTACGGATTCCATAGCAGACTGGATATTCTTCATGTCAGACTGGAAGTTATCTGTTACAGTATCAATGTCAGCAGCAGTATCTTCTGCGGCATTCTTGAACTTAGAAGCGAATGTGGCAGATTCCTCTGGAGTTTTCTTCTTAGCTTCCTGTGCTGCCTTGAAGTTTTTCTTAGTGGTTTCCTCATTCCAGTTCATCTGCTTAGGATTATAGTTGTTGTCCTGGAGATAATCCCAGAAGTTCTCAAGCTCTTTATCCGTTTTACCTTTGAAGAAATCAGACTGGCCAAGACCATCCTTACCGAATATGTCCTCAAGATTCTCCTTGATACCTTCCAGATTCTTCGCGTCAGGATCTGCAATAGACATAATACTATCCTTGAGATCATCCGCAGTGAGTCCGGCATTGCTCATTGCATCTTTAAGACCGTCTGTATCATCAATCATTTTCTGGATAGCATCTGTACCACCGGATTTACCTGCGGCAATGAGTTTATCCTTCAGATCTGAGAACTGAGATAGTGCAAAGATATTATTCATCTTGTCGGAAGTAGTAGAAGTGGAACCGACAGCTTTCTTATAGTTATCTGTAAGTTGTTGCACTCTTTTAGCAGTATTTCTTGCAGATTCGTCTATGAGATTACCATTATCATCCCAGAGATCCTGAGCTTTATCAGAAATATCAGCTACAGAATCTGTTAATTGTCCCTCTGTTGTTGAAATATCATCTTCGATAGATGCTAGTTTCTTCTTGAATTTTTCAGGACTATAATTACTCTCATTATTGATGAGTTCTTCTCGCTCGGCCTTCTGACGATTCAATTTTTCAATCATATCATTGGCTTCATCGATGTCATCCTGGTATTTAACACCTGTTTTTCCACGGAGTAATCCATTTTCATACCAATGAGCTGAAGTTTTGTCTGTACGAAGTCCGTTTTTCTCAAGAGCATCCTTCGCATCTAAAGCCTGCTGTTTTTGTGTCGCATCAACCAGGTTGTCTTTGACTTTTAGCTGAGACTCCATTAAAGAATTCTTTGATGCTAGATTTTCAAGCTCTGCCTGTTCATCTGTAGAGCGGTTCTCTTTAGCATTGAGTTCATAGTATCTTTCTTTATTCGTGTTGTATTCTGACTGAAGTGAGTCACGCTCAGATACCGCATTATCGTATTTCTGTGAAGATTCTTCATACTTCTTGTTTGCATTGTTATTAGTCAGTACATTGTTCCATAAGGATTTACCAGCATGAATAGCAAGTCCTCCAAGAATAAGAGGAATAGCAAATTGTGCGACAGAACCAAGTACAGCAGAAATACCACTGCCAAATGATGTGACACCGCCTACAAGGTTGCCAATTCCATCAGAGAGTATATCTCCGAGAGATGAAGATTCTGCCTTTGCGCCTTTAGCTATATTCTTCTTTACCGCATCGATATCAATATCTTGGAATGCTTTGTTGAATATGTCCATTATTCCCTCAGAAATAACAGAACTTCCATCAGATTTCGTATTTAAATGTCCGAACCACTTGGCAGCTGAATCTTGATCCCCAAACATTTTTAAAGCATCAGAGATAGTATCCGTATCTCCATTTTTCATTGCCTTTTTTAGATTTCCGATTTTACTTAATGACTATAGTATGATAAAATTTATAGTATAATAATAGCAATAAAAGGAGGAATTCTATATGCTTATCAAATGTCCAGAGTGTGGTAAAGAAGTTTCTGATAAAGCACCTGCCTGTATTCACTGTGGATTTCCTTTGAACGATATACATAAAGAAAATACTTGTCTTGTTGATGGAGCAGAATATGATATGACAGAACTTAAAAATTATTATGCGAAATTAACTGATTATGAAAAAGGGGAATTTTATAGAAGAATCAAAAGCATGTATAAAGGTAATCTTGAAATTTTCCCAGATGAAGCAACAAAGGTTTTAAGAAATATAAATGAACATTTTAATTGGTGGAATGATTCTCATAACCATGGTAAGGGCTATCTTAAAGATAAATTCGTCCTCACCTGTATCGACCACAACTTCCAATACTTCGAATTCAATACTGCCGATATTCCCGATCCTAACGTTGTTCGCTGTCCAAAGTGTGGATCAACGTCGGTAACAACTCAGGAGAGAGGTTACAGTATTATGTGGGGAGTGTTAGGATCAACCAAAAAGAAGAATCTGTGTCAGAAGTGTGGCTATACCTGGTGGCCGGGTGGTAAAAAATAAATAGTTATAACTGAATATTATTAATTGAATACACATAATACACAATTTATCAGAGCAGAAAGGGGATTATTCCTGCTCTGGTTGTGATGTCAAAAATAGAACATATTTTTTGACCTTTACATATTAAATAATTTTGGTATAATTTACCATAGTGAAAATATACATATATTTTCACAGTACACCAGAGAAAGAGGTGGTGTAAGATCAGAAGTCTTTATGATTCTGAGCATTTCTTCAGAATTATTATGCCTTCTTTGGTAATGTTATAGCATTACTAGAAAGGAGGAATAAGATGGCTGAAGAAAACAAGCTTAAGCTTGTAAAGTCCATAATTAAATCAATCGTTGGTATTATATTACCATTTATACTTGTATGGACGTTACTTTCACATAATCCAACAAGTTTGAATATCAATATCAATGTAAAAGATATTGTAACGACTGAAATTGATTGTGATTTTGCAAGCGACGCACCAGACGGCGATTGACGGCCGGGGGCCATTATTATTTTTACGTCTGGGGGTTAGAGGATAAAACCTCTAGCAACAACGCCTCTTAATATACCACTATTATGAGGCGTTCCTCTTTCTAATTTTTCTTCATTCAAAATAACAGTAGAAGAGTACTGGATGGATTTCACCATCATTACTATAGGCACATTCATTAAAAGCATATACATATATGGATTCTATATATACTCCGAGGAAGGGTGCGCTCTCTACACTTCCTGATTATTCATATGTTTCCCTCATCATTGCTTTCGCAATTGTTACTAATGTTTCACATATTACTAGACGTTGACCAGGTTGGCACGTGCGTTACCTGCAGGCTTTCGCCCGATTCACTATATTATAGAATAGCAGGTTTCAACGTTTTAATCCTCTAGTTATTTATTGCCGCTCGTCTCCACACATTGATCTCGCGATCTTTATATAGATAGGCTCATTATTAATCGGAAATAATAACTGTAACCCCGAATTTGGGTCAACCCACGGCATTTGCAAGTCCACTTGCTTGTCCATCTTTTCCTACTAAAAACTCTAATCCTTTTGCTGCTGCATTTTTTACGGTCAATGCTGAGAATACAGCTGTGATCAGAGTAGGAATTGGACCAATGGCTTCTTCAAGCCCTGTAAATCCTTCGGTTAAACCTTGTACAAAATCTAAAGCTCCAGATACCTGATCTGAATTATAGAAGTTTAACCAAAACTCATCCATCTGAGTTTTTATTGCCTGGATCTTTCCGGAGAAAGATTCCATATATTTTTCCTGATTGGCTTCGGCATTACCACTGGTTGTAGTGGCCTCGTTTGCCAAATTCATAGAATCTGTCCAAGCTTCAAGTATATTCTTGAATTTTGAAGTTTCTGTTTCATTAAACGAATTCGCAATATTCGCCTTGTGTTAGTATATTTTAATATAATTAAGCAGCTATATATTTAGCATACTTCTCATTTTTGAAATCAATAACAAACTGATCCCAATCTTCTTTTGTAGCAGCATCTCCATATATACTATGGAATAAATTATGAATGTCTTGTCTAATGCAAACACCAAGATATTCATTTTGTTTTTCTTTAAATTTATCTGTAATAAGACTCAATTCTTCTTCTGTGTAGTCATCTATGTTTTTATTTTCTAAATTTAATTCAAATAAAAGATCAGATATAATCTGATTAACGGGATATAAATGATGTACTTCAAAATCTTCACTTCCTGTTAATACACATCTATTATTACATGATTCAATACTATTTTTTCGCCATCCGTGAGAATGGCGTCTTAAATAATAATTTAATCTATCATTTATTTCGGCAAATGGATCTGATCTAAATAATCCTAATCTTGATCTTTGATACTTTACATTTCTTTGTGGTCTATGTAATTTATCAGCCAACTCTGCATCTGACATATATTGCCAATTATCTTTAATGAATTGTTTTTCATCATCAGTCCATAAACAATGTAACGAATAATATGATCTTAAATTATATTTCCCAGCTTTCATTTGAATACATTCTTTAGTCTTATGTCTTGGCAGTAATTTCATTAATTCAGACGTTGGAAGTAATGAATAATTTTCTTTTAATATATCGACTTCCTCTTCAGTCCAAGAATCATCATTTCTATATCCTAATCTATATGCTTTCAATTTTACTTGTTCTGGGCTTTTCCGATTGTTAATTAAATTTGAGATTTCTTTAAAAGATTTAGTGTACATGTTTTCCTTTACGATTAATTCATCTTGCCTTTTCCAAACATGAAAATCTGCTGAAAAATTATTTTTCTTTGCCATATCATATACATTTTGTTTATTCATGAATGGATATTTTTTGAAAATAGAATCCCAGTCGCCAATCTGATAATAATGTTTTATATATTCAATATCATCGTCTGAATATTTTTTGTATCTTCTATTTGAGTTATAAATTCCAGCATCCATTAAACATTTTTTAATTGATTCACGACCAAATCCTATAGTTGCAAATATTTTATTACAACTCATTCCGGAAATATACATTTCTATTATTTGTTTCTTTTGATCTTCTGTTAAAATAATTTTATTTCCCATAATTTCCTCTATATAAATAAATTAAAATAATTTATAATATTCTTTGTTCTATATACCAACACAACTTATGCTTTCGCACAAGCATAGACTATTTCTTCACCTACCGACCTTTACGGTTTAGGGTGTCCTTTTCGATTTAAGGGGTTTTCACCCACGCCATTTGCGATTGCGCCCTACGATTATTGCTATAGATATTCAGGATTTCCACCTTTATTCTCTAGTCTATAGCTCGACGAGAATCTAGTCGTTGAACGTTCACCCTCGACTCAAGTACCGCGTGATCCACGGGATACGTTAGGGTGCTTCGCTGCATGAACAGCCAATCCTTGCGTTGTAAAACCATCATAATCTAGTTTCCTGATTATTGTGGTGCAAGGCTTTATATAATAAAATATTATATAAATAGGATTGTCCTATTAAGGCATTACCTGCAATTAAAATCATTCTAAGTATGAATTTCTCCATACAGAGGCTAGCTTTTAGCCTCGTGGCTGCAACATTGTATGAAATATTTGCTTTTTGAGCGTCTGTCAATCCGTCCCATTTAGAATTAAGTTCTGAAAGGATTGTATCAAGATCACGGAATGATCCATCTGTGTTATAGACTTCTACACCAACTTTATGTAAAGACTCTGAAGCCTGGGAAAGATCTTCATTACTTACATCTGCAGCATATTCTGGCATAGATCCAACTTTACTGATTCTCGTTATGATGGTTTTCATTGCATTACCAATTGAAGATCCATCCTCACGAGTTCTTTCAGCTACTTTAGCTGAAACAGCTGCTAACTGTTCATAGCTCATTCCTGCATCATAAGCGACCTGGCCGGAAGCCTGTACTGCATCAGAAATAACCTTGATTCCCTTTGCATAATCCATTCCGATATTTCCGGAAATCTTATCTAAGACATCAACTACATGCATAGAAGCATCAGCAGCAGTAGTAGAACCATCATCGAGCATATGGAACTGCTGAAGGATACCCTGCACCTGATCGGCGGCGGTAGAAGCATCTACACTACTTAAATTACTCAGAATAGCAGTAGGTTTCGCTGTTTCCTGGATTTCCTTAGATGTAGTATTCATATTTGCATAGATCTGGTAAATATCCATGGTATTATCCAGGGACATAGAAAGATCTTTTGCCATATCAACAGCAGATGATCCGAGAGATGAGAGCTGTTCTTTGCTCATATCCATGGTATAACTGATATTAGTTAAACCTTTATTGAAATCAAGGAATGTATTAAATCCATCTTTCATTTGTTGGAAAGCTTGGCCAAGAATTTGAACATTAGCTACGCTACTTCCTATTTCACCAACAATTGATTTGAAGTTGCCGGATACGAGATTTTTTAATCCTCCTAGGAGAGAGCCAGAACCACCGGAGCCAGAACCGGAAAGAACATTAGTGGATACACGTAATCCATTCATGTTTTCATTTAATTTTTCAATCACGCCTGACATTTTAAGTACATTTCCAGATGTATTTTCAAATGTCATATTGACTTTTCCAGTCGATTCATTTATGGATTGAGAAGTCTTATTTACATAGCCTAATTTTGTCGCATAATTTTCTAAAGCAGTAGTCGCATCATTAATATCATTAACTTTTCCAATAGATTCATCTATAAGTGTTCCTTTGGAATTGGTAGCAACAAAATTTTTAGATATTTTTTGGAAATCTTTCATACGAGATATTAAATTGGATACACTTTGATTGTATTTATCAAGATCTCCATCGTCTTCATAATCAGATTTTATTTTCTGAAATTCTGATTTAAACCCTTGTAATATTTCGTGATATTGACCGACTTTGTTTGTGCTATTTTCAAGCTTATTTAATTTATTAAAAACTTCTGTATATTCTGATGCATTTTTCCCGGCACCAGTAGTCATATACTCTTTTAATGCGCTAAAATCATTATTAATTTCCTGCATCCTTTTTGCATAATCGGACACAGATAGATTCCCGTTATTATAACCATCTTTAAGAGCTGATATTTTTTCTGAAATACCTTGTTTCCTATTAGTAAATTCTTCTGTCGCTTTATTGGCTTTTTCTATTGATGCTGTATAAGCAGATAATTTTTCAGATATACTTCCAATATTGGCTGACATAGTTTCTGAATTATTAAAAATACTTGAAGAGCTTCCTGTTTTTGCTTGAATAGAAGATTGAATACGAGCAATTTCTTTATTTGCATATTCATTGCCATGAACTTCTCTCATTTGTTTTTCTATAAATGAAGCAGTTCTTTTTGCATATTCTAACTGTTCAATAGCGTCCGTAACATTTTGTGAATTATTATATGTACCAGGAGTCAATAATTTTTTTTCATATCGATTCTGGGTCTTATAAGCATCTTTTAGAGACTGAGATAAACTTTTTTGATTATCTTTTGCACTTTTACTCGCTTGATTATATGCAGAATTATACTCTTTGAATTGTTTATTATCTGTCAACTCTTTTTGTGACTTTTCTGCATCATAAACATTTTCTCTAAAATCTTTAACAGTATCAGATAATCTTTTATATTCAGACACAGCATCTGCAATATCTGATGAAAGATCCTTATTTGGATTTTCTATTTGTTCCTTTTGAATACTAGAAAGTTTTTCTTGAGCTTTTTGAAGTTCTTTTATATCAGAAATAGCTGCTTCATATCTATCAGAAATAGAAGACTGATTAATATAATCTGTAATAGAACGTTCTGAAGTTTCAACATTTCTTCGAGCTGTTGCCAATTCAGAAATATCTTTCTTTTCTTTATCTAATACAGATTTATTATCTTCAATCCATTTATCAACACCATTATTGCCAACAATTTTTTTAATTGATTCTTGTTCTTGTTTTCTAGCATCTGTCACTTCTTTGATCTGCTTTGCAATTGAATCATACTCATCCGTGCCAGCAGTATATTTTTCCTGCTTTTGCATTAAACCTAATTCTGATTTATTATAAGTATCAATTTTTTTTATAGATTTTAAAATTGAATCATAATTATCTGCAACTTGTCGTGTTTCAATTGATTCCTTGTTTGTTTTTTTAGTAGCATTTAATGCATTTCTTTGTTCTCTTGAACCTTTAGAAACTGCATCAACAAAATCTGAAAACTTATAATCATTTGATGTATCATTGGCAATAGATCTTGCAATATCAGCAATCTCTCTACGATCTGCTTGATTTGCTTTTATATTTTCCTTTAACTCTTTAATTTTATACTGATTTCGCTTATCATCAGGTTTAGACATTTCTGTGTCCAAATCGGCTTTTTGTTCAAGAATTTTATTTGTGATTTTTGTTGCTTCTGTACCTAATGCCTCAAAATCAGAATAACGTGATACGGAATTTTTCCATCCAGAAGCACCTGTCTCTTCGTTTTCTTCATATGTCTGTGTCAGAGTAATAATAGACTTATCAACATCTTGATATGTTTTAACTAATTTCTTTCCGGCGGCAGATTCCCTTTGAGATAATTGTTTTAATCCAGAAAAATCGTCTGGAACATTAGCGGTGGGATACAATTTTCCGTTATCAGATTTTTCTTTTTTGGATTTTTTAGGCATTTTATCCTTTTTTATAGATTCTCCGTCGGTTTCCAATAACACCTCTTTTATTGTATCGTTATCTTTTTCGGATTCTTGAGATTTGGAAGTTATAGAAGGAGTTTCAAACTTCTTATATATATAATCAGGAGCCTTTTCTCCCGATACAATATAATGATTGCCATCTTTATAAGAAATAATTGAATTACTTTTTAATTTATTAGAAGGTTTTATCACCTTATACTTAGATCTATTTGAAACCGGAGAAACAAATTCTTCTTTTTTTTCAAGTTTAGGTTCTTCTATTTTCTCTGTTTTATCTTGCTTTTGTTCAACCTTCTTCTCGATTTTTTTAGATTCTTCTGTTTTAGAAGACGGTTCAGCTTTTTTAGGCTTAGACTCCTCAACCTTTTTAGGTTCGGTCTTCGCAGTCTCTTTTATCTTCTTTTCTTCTATTTGCGGAGTAGCAGATGGCTCGAATAATTTTAATAATGAATTATAATATTCTGGCAGAACATTAATATTACTTTCTATTCCTGTAACTCTAGCTATTTCTTTATTTAAATCTTGTTGTCTTTTTTTTTGAAGACTTATAAATTCTTTTACAAAATCAGGTTTATAACTTTCTGATCTGCCAATTAAATCTCCACCATCTGTTAATTCAAGTGATTCTCCGAATTTTCTTTTTGCAGCAATCTGGCCTTTAGCAATAGAATCAAGTAAATTTTTAATAGTATTTTTTTTTAATAAAGATTTATTTATAGATGCAACATAATCATATAAATCAGCGAATACTTTAAATTGTTCTCCGGCTTTTCCAACCATATCGACAAAATATTCAGGAGCTTTATTTGACAAATCGGTTAAGCTAAATTTACTAAGTTCATCTATAGAGGCTCCCATTTGATATGCTTCTAACATATACCGCCTATAAATGTATTTTAAACCATATGTCTCATGAGTATCTGGAAGCGCGTCATTCCATGTTTCAAAGCTTTCTGATAATTTTTGTAGTGCTTCTTCTTTTGATTTTGTTGTATAATTTTGATTTGCTAGTTTGGCATAAGTAGAATCGCCTTCAATATTTGGAATGTAATGTTCTACTTTAGTAGTACTTGTTTGTTTCTTTTTAGGAGTAGTAGAAGAGGATTTCTTACTAGATTTCTTAGGTTTAGATTTGTCTTCTATTTTAGATTGTTCTTTTGCAACTTTTTCTGCTTCGATTTGCGCTTGGTCTAAAGAAGTATTAATCGAATCAATTACCGTTTGTGCATTATATGTAGAATCTTGAAATTCAGAAACAATCGCAGAAACAAGTTCTGACAAGCGTTTAACATGATTTTTATCTAATTTAGATGATCCGCTTCTTTGATATACCTGTAATGCTGCAAATAAATCGCTAAATCCTTTATAGTTAACACCACTTACTGCATCTTCTCCAGCTGTGGCATTTTTACCGGTTGGCGTTCTATCCATTAATATATCGTATATATCATCAATAGAATATTTATATTCTCCATTCTGTTTATAATCCAACAAAGATAATGCTTTCTTACTTTCTTTTGTACCTTTTGTACCACTTAAATGAGAAATAGCATCATCAATAGACATACCAACAGCCGTTTTAACAGCTGAATCTATTCTTGCTTGAAATTCTTTGGTTATACGTTTTCCTGACGAAGCGTTGATAGCTGCCGATAAACCTGCGCCAAAAGAATCTATTGATTGTGTCATACGGCCTTGAATCCCGGTCCAATTTTTACCAGAAGAAAGAGCAGTTCCTAATTTTCCGACGCCAAAATGTTCATACAAACCAGTTTGAATTTGATCTATAAATTTTCCTGGTATCTTAAGAGTGTTGCCATTATAACTTTTGCTTCTATCATTTTTTGATAAAAATTGTGTATAGCTTTCATTTCCATGAAGTTCTTCTCTGATTTTAACAGCAGCCTGAATTTTTGCAGCTGCAATAGCAGCTTCATACATTTCTTGTCCATATGATTTAGAAGAAGAATCTGGAAGCTTGAAATTTTCTGATAATGTTTCATGTGTTTTTTTTGCTCGTCTATCTAATATAAGATTCTGCTCAAATGTTCTTAATCTATCTTCTGAAATTCCTGGATTATTACGTTTGACTTTAGCCACTGCATTGGATACGGACTGTTGTTCATTTTTTGTAAGTTCTTCTAAATAATTTGCGGAACCTATTTTTTTTACAGTTCTTGCTGCAGAATCAATTAAACTTTTTGATGCTTTTTCTGCATCCTTTAAAGTTTTTTTAATAGCAGTTCGACTATCTTTATCAATTGATAATTTTATTGGAGTTTTCCCTAAAAGTGGGAGATCAATATCTTCCGTTTCTAATTTAACCGGAGTCTTTATTGGTTTCTCAGCTTCTTTTTTTGCCTTATCAAATTTTGAAGTATCAGGAACAATCTCAGCAGGAATTTCTATTTTTTGACCATCCATAGCACTTTGCATTGCCTTTGCTGTTTGTTGAGCTTCCCTCTTCACATCTGATGGTTTTATAGCTTTTTTTATCCCATCTGCTACCAATTCTGCAGTAGCTTTATATTTAATTTTTACTATATCTTCAGACATTATTTAATCACCTCTCAAATTCAAATTAATAAAATAATCTAAAATATTCATATTTACTCAAATATTTGCGTACTATTTTTTCAATTGCTTTTTCTTGCTCATGAGGACTTTCATAAGAATGCGCCCAGTTCTTCATAGCACGCACCGGAGAAAAAGATTGTACTGCAGGTCTAGTCCACATATGATATGATGGGATTGGCCCACGATACATATATGTACTGTTTAAAGCTCCACCATGGTATCCTTCTCTCATTGTTAATTGATAAATACCTTCGTTATTTAAACGATGACCTCCTAATGCGTCTGAATTCATTCGAATCGTAACAGTGTCTCCACCCGTAATTTTTATATCCGCTGCGTTTTTTAATGTCCACAATCTATTATAAAATTGAGGCGAATACGATGCATACCAATTATTAATAATTTGTGTGTAAGCCCTCTTAGCATCTTCACATATTTTTTCAATAGCGATCATTTCTATCTCTTTTGCAATCTTTTCTGCTTCTTTGTTTAAGCCATTCAAAAATTCATCAACAATAGCATTATAATGCTCTAAACTTATCTCTACCGACATCTATATTCACCTCTATAGTTTTATAGTTTTATTTGAATCTCATATATTATTTTTAAAGTTTTACTTGCTTAATGCATTTCCATATTCTTTGATGTACTTCATTAATTCAGAGATACTTTCATCTGCAAACATACCGAATGTAGTAGCAAATGCCTGTGTATATTTGGCAATAAATGCTTCAATAGTTTTGTTTTCTGCATAAAAATTATCCATAAGCAACCCATTAATTGTCGTTAGCTCATTAAGCTCATCCTCACCTATGGCGATGCTAATAACATCTAAAAAGCCTCTTTCAATGAGAAGATCATAATCCTGAAATGCATTTGTTTCGCTATCATCATTTTTACTTACATTAAATTTTGTATAGAGCAGAAGAATAGCAGTAGCAAAATTAATCTTAGATAAAAACATATCTATATATTCAACACCATTCTTTCCTGATACAATTGTTTTATCAAGCATAGTCTGAAGAATTATTTTTTTCTCAAGAACTGGACAATATGTTCTATAAACCATAGACTGCACAAAATTAGATTTCTGCTCGTCAGTTTTTAACATATCATATCTGCGACAAAACTCTTTTACAGTAAGTTTTCTTTCTACAGTTTCTTTATTAGATTTATTAATAATATTTTCTGACATAATAATTTCTCCTTTTATTCCTTATATTTGGAACAGACCATATTCTGGATTTCTTCCTGGACACGTCCTTCTTTTGCTTTTCTTAAAATAGAGCAGTTTCGGCAATATCTTTTGCAATTTTTACATGTTGCTTCGAATGAATTCATCTGATTGACATTATCAAAAATACCAATAAAATCAGTCTTATAAATGGTGTATTCAATACGTGGGTTCTTAGCGTCGTATAAAACTTTTATAACTCGTTCACAAGCCATATTATCATCTACCCAAATAACACCCGAATCAGTGATTGCATCAAATGCAACTTTCCAATAATTATTTGTGTCCATATCAATTCTTGGAAAATAAAAAACAGCATCTACATAGTAGTGCTGCATAGGATTAGGGTCTGTTTCCCAATTTTGCTCTTTTGCTTGTTGTTTCACATATTCAGTAAATTCTGTTTGGAATTTTTTCGCTTCTTGGGTTTTATAGCTCATAGCCATTGGCTTACCATTTTTTATAATAGCTCTATATGCCAAATAGTGATTTACTGATATAAAATCATTAATCGTCAATACAATTGTTTCACTTGGCATGAAAATCACCCTCTATTGTGAAACTGACTTCAAGATCTGTTATTCGTATATTTTGAATAAGAGCATTAACATTATATTTGTATATTAAATATGATGAATTTGCACATAAATTATTTGAACCTACACCAACAAAATATAACATTACCTTATTTACATATTTCCTATTATCAAAATATTCTTTAATTAATGGATCAAATAGGTTAGTATC